AAACTATGGCTAATGAAAAAAAGACATCCCGCAAAAAGTTTCGCGTGGCTGTCTCCGGATCAACTGTTGATGGCCGTGAAATCAGTCCGGTGCATCTGCGTGAAGCCGCCGAGAACTTCAACCCGGATGTTTACGCTGCCCGCGTGAACGTTGAGCACTATCTCTCGCCATGTCCGTCAAGCGAATTTTCCGCAATGGGCGATGTCACCGCACTGAGTACGGAAGACATTACGGAAGGTCCGCTGGCCGGACGTACTGCGCTGTATGCAGAAATCGAACCGACCGAGCGCATGAAGCAGCTTGTCGCTGACGGCAAGAAAATCTATTCCAGTATCGAACTGCACCCGCAGTTCTCCGTTAACGGGCGCGCCTATCTGGTCGGGCTGGCGATGACCGACACCCCGGCAAGCCTGGGCACTGAGCGCCTGAAATTCACGGCACAGCAACGTCAGGCGGTGATGACGTTCAACAGTATCCAGGGTGAAGCACCGCTTATCTCCGAAGCCATCGAGTCTGAAATCATCGAAATGGCAGAACAACGCCAGGAAGAAGGCACCCAGTGGTTTAACCGCGTAATGGGGATTATTGGTCGTGGCCGCAAAGCGGATGACGCCAGTTTCTCCCGAATTCAGGAAGCGGTGGAAGGCGTTGCAACGTCACAGGCCGACATTATCGACCGTTTTAATGTGCTGGAAACCCGCCATCAGCAGGACCGCCAGAAAATCACGTCACTGACCACAGAGCTGACAGCATTGAAGGAAAAACTGCGCACGCAGGACGGCGATCCGCAGAACCGCTTCACCGCAACGGGCGCAGCCTCCGACCAGCTGGCTGACTTCTGATAAGACAAAGGAGCAAATTTTTTATGAATCTGGTGATGTCAGATATTACCCGCAACAAGCTGGGTTGCTATATGGCGCAGCAGGCGTCGCTTAACAATATCCCGGTATCTGCACTGGTATCGCGATTTACCGTGGAACCCGCGGTGCAGCAGCGTTTTGAAAACGCCTCAAAGGAAAGTACCGAATTTACGAAAAGAATTAACGTGATCGGCGTGACCGACCAGAAAGGCGAAAAAATCCTCCTGGACACCACCGGGCCAATTGCGCGCACGAATAGCAGTTATGACGGCATCAAACGCCGTAACCCGAATAACGTGATCGATATGAAGTCTCGTCAGTACCAGTGCGAACAGGTGAACTACGATACCTTTATTTCGTACCCACAGCTTGATACCTGGGCGGCCCACAGCGATTTTCAGTCCCGTATCAGTACACAGATCGCCCGGCAGGTAGCGCTTGATCGCATCATGATTGGCTTTAACGGCACATCCCACGCCTACGAGTCTGATTTTCACACCAACAAGCTGCTTCAGGACGTTAACGTGGGCTGGCTGGAGCACATCAGAACCGATGCCAGCGAGCGCGTAATGAATGACGTGACGCTGACCTCCCGCAACATGGACAACACTGTGGCGCACGCGGGTAAGTATGCGAATGCCGATGCTCTGGTACAGGATGCGCGCTCATCCCTGCTGGATGAATGGCACAAGGAAGCTGACGACCTCGCGGTGATTATGGGGCGCAACCTGTTTAACTCGCTGCGTCTGCCCGTGCTGAACAGCATCAGCGGCCAGAATCCCAATGCGGAATTACTTGCCGGGCAGCTCATCCTGTCATCGCGCACCATTGGCGGGCTGGGCGTGTTCCTTGCGCCGTTCTTCCCGGATGCAACGATGCTTATCACCTCGTTCAACAACCTGTCGATTTACTGGCAGAAAGGTTCAATGCGTCGCCTGATGAAAGACGAGCCGGAATACAACCGCATCGCCACCTACCAGTCCATCAATGACGCTTATGTCGTTGAAGACTATGGCAAGTGCGCGATGGTCACTGGCCTGAAGTTCGCCGACAGCTAATCAACTCACGGCGGGCATCATGCCCGCCTGTAACGGAGAGAAAAAATGATTACTCCTGCACAACAACACTGGCAGAACGTGATGGCACAGCGCGCAGGCCGGGCGAATGAAGGTGTGGACCACGCCGCGTGTACCGCGCATGAAGAGGTGCTGTATCGTCTGCGTCTGGCACAGGCCAGGCTAAAGGCCATACAGGCCAGAAGCGCGAAAGCCGCCATCAAAAAAGAGTTGTTGCCGGACTTTTCCGGCTGGATTGAGGGAACGCTGGAGGCTGACGGCGGGCAACAGGACGAAGTAATTGCCACGCTGATGGTGTGGGCGATTGACTGCGGCGATCTTCCGCTGGCGCTGCGTATTGGTGCATATGTGGTCCGTCACAACCTCATCATGCCGGATAACTTTGGCCGTACTGCTGCCACGGTACTGACCGAAGAAATCTGCAACCCGGTACTGACGCAGGCTGGGACGGATGCCGACGCGGATTTATCCGCCTTTATCGAACCACTGGACACACTTTGGGAAATTATCGCCAACCAGGACATGCCGGACGAAGTGCGCGCCAAATTATGCAAGGCGTGTGCCTTTGCCCGTCGTGGCCTGACCGATGCAGACAACATGGCCTCATCACTGAAGCTGCTGCGCGAAGCGATGCACCTGAACCCGAACGCAGGTGTGAAACGCGAGATTGCAACCCTTTCCCGCGCCCTGAAAAAAGCCGATTCCGCAGCCGAACCAGAAGACGCCAGCGCACAGCAGGCGCAGGACGAAAGCAGCAAAAGTAAAAAGACAACGCGGAAGCCTGCAACACGAAAAACCACCGCGACGCAGAAGGCAAAGCGCGGTTAACGACTGACCCCGTCAGCGGGCGGCGTGCGCGGTGTTCCGGTTTGACTCCGTGACCGTTTACACCGCGCACCCACCGCCCGATTTTTTCAGGAGTGAACCCCATGAGTATGGTTGCCAGAACTAACCCCGGCCCCGCAGAGGACGACATCACCGACACCGATGATGGCGATACCCGTATTTCAGCGGGTGCATTCTGGCCGGATATTGTGCTGCGCGAGCTGCGTCTGGCGGTACGACTGCCGGGCCGCGTGACCACCTCCCGCCTGCTGCATACCGCCACCGGGGCCATAGCACACGTTACCCGCGAGCTGGAAGCATGGCAGCAGGAACAACAGGCGGCTGGCTATCAGACGCTGGCCGATGTTCCGGCCCCTGTAATTAACGGAGAAAGCGTCAATCTCTGGCACTGGCGCAATGCTGTTTATACCGCCACACGCGCCCTGATTCTGGAGCGTTACCGCGATGCGGACACAACGGACAAGGGCGACCGCCGGGCGGACGCACTGGATATACAGACATCGGATTTGTGGCGCGATGTGAGCTGGGCCATCTCTGACATTCTGGGACGACCGCGAATGTTTGCGGAGCTGTGCTGATGAAAGTGAAGGCACTGGAAGGCGACACCGTGGATTCGCTCTGTTTCCGGTACTACGGCACGACACAGGGCGTCACCGAAAAGGTGCTGGATGCCAACCCCGGACTCTGTCAGCAGGTATTTCTGGACGCCGGGCAGGAAGTGGAGATGCCGGAGCCGGAGAAGAAGAAACGAGAAATGATTCAGTTGTGGGGGGAGTAGCAGTGAGCACCATTCAAACAGGGATCACAGAGCAGGTTATTGCGTGGCTCTTTGACCACCTGCCAACGGTGTATGCAGTAGGCGCGGCGGTCAGCATTTCCGCGCTGATGAGTCTTTATGACGGACGAACACTGGTTCAGACCGTAACGGGATCGCTGGCGTGCGGCGTTCTTGCCATGGCCGTGGCCGGGTCGCTGCGCTTCTTCGGGATCCCTGAGGATGCAGTGACGTTTTTTGGTGCCTCAATCGGTTTTATGGGCGCAGAGAAAGCACGCGACAAGGTTATTGCAATATTTGATCGCAGGGTGAAGGAGAGGAACGAATGAGCAACACATTTAAATTCAGCAGCCGGAGCGAAAAGAATTTGCAGGGTGTAAATCCTGATCTGGTGAAAGTGACCCGACGGGCGCTGGAAATCTCGGAAGTGGATTTTGGTATCACCGAAGGATTGCGCAGTCGTTATCGTCAGAAGCAGCTCGTGACCACAGGCAAGAGCCAGACCATGAACAGTCGCCATCTCACAGGGCATGCCGTGGATGTTGTGGCTTATGTCGGCAACCAGGTGTCATGGGAATGGCCGCTGTACGAAAAAATCGCAGCAGCATTCAGACAGGCCAGCCAGGAACTGAATATTCCGGTGGAATGGGGCGGCGACTGGAAGACCCTGAAAGACGGACCGCATTTTCAGTTACCACACGGAGCCTATCCGGCATGAAGCTCTGGCCCACGCTTGGCGTCGCTTTCCTTCTGATTACATCCATGCGTCTGTCGTGGTCGCTGGGCCGGGAGAACGCCAGAAACGAAGCGCAGGCCAGCACCCTGAAAAGTACCGTCGACACACTGAATATCATCAGCGCCGGGGTACAGGATATGCAGCAGGTGCTGGCTCAGCTCCGCGCGGAAAATCAGCAACGCAATCAGGACGGAGAGGTAAGACGTGAACAGCTACGCAACGATATTGCAAAAGATGAATGCGCCCACGCTTTGCCTGACGCTCGTTTTACTGACAGGTTGCGCAGGCACGCAGAACGCGCCAGGGCCAGCGCCGTCAGTCCGGCTTATACCGCAGACGCTGACCATGCCGGTAACGCCTCCCCCCTTCCCTGACCCACCCACATGGGGAAACCTCGGAATATGGGGCGACCGCCTTCTGGATGCACTGGAAACCTGTAACGCGGATAAACGGGCCATTGCTGAACTGGATAAGAGAATAGCCGAACTGACACACCAGACGGGAGTAACACAATGACCAGTAAGAACTTTGCACTGATTACAGCCATGACACAGGCTGAACTGACTCAAAAGGTGAATGAACATCTTGCGAAAGGGTGGCATCTTCAGGGGGAGACGCGGGTTGCCTACGAACCCGGCACCCCGTGGTATCTAATGCAGGCAATGGTGGCCGATGGCACTACAGACATCTCACCTGATTCCCCCCAGCACGGCAGCGTGCCGGAGTGGTATTACGTGGTGGTACTTGCTGGTCAATCCAATGCCATGTCATATGGTGAGGGAATGCCGCTGCCGGATTCTTACGATGCGCCCCACCCACGCATTAAGCAACTGGCCCGTCGCAACACAGTGACTCCCGGTGGTAAAGCATGCGCATTTAACGACATCATTCCGGCAGACCACTGCCTGCATGATGTTCAGGATATGAGCGCACTGAATCACCCGAATGCAGACCTGAGCAAAGGGCAGTATGGCTGTGTCGGACAGGGCTTGCATATTGCCAAACGCCTGTTGCCTTACATTCCACAGAATGCCGGGATTTTACTGGTTCCATGCTGTCGTGGTGGTTCGGCATTCACCCAGGGCGCGGAGGGGACATTCAGCGAGTCCACAGGAGCCAGTCAGGATTCGGCTCGCTGGGGTGTGGGTAAACCTTTATATCAGGACCTGATTTTGCGCACGAAGGCCGCATTGCAGAAAAACCCAAAAAACATGCTGCTGGCCGTATGCTGGATGCAGGGCGAATTTGACATGAGCGCCGCTACGTACTCACAGCAACCTCCGCTGTTTACGGCCATGCTGAAACAGTTTCGTGCGGACATTACCGAGTTTAACACGCAGTGTCATGGAGGCAGAGCGGCAAGTGTGCCATGGATTTGTGGTGACACGACGTATTACTGGAAAAACACCTACGGCACGCAGTACGACACCATTTACGGGGCGTACAAAAACAGGGAGAGCGACAACGTTTTCTTTGTGCCGTTCCTGACCGATGGTAGTGGCAACAATACCTCCACCAACGCACCAACGGAAGATCCGGATGCTGCAAGTGAGGGATATTACGGTTCGGCATCCCGAACGAACAAAAACTGGGTATCATCAAATCGCCAGACGCATTTCAGCTCATGGGCGCGTCGTGGCATTATTCCCGATCGTATGGCAACCGCTATTCTGAACGTAGCCGGTCGCACCTTAGCCTTCATCAGTGGTAAGGCACCGGAAATCAAACCCTCGCCCGGCGGCGACACGCCATCGGGGCCGTCTGAAGATGCATCCGTACGCACAATCTCCCTGTTGCCGACAGCCGGAGATGCTGCTGCGCAGGGCTGGAGCATTAAGAATGGCGGAATTCAGTTGTCAGAGGGTGTATTTAAGATCACCAAGCAGAGCAATAAAGCCTGGTCCCTGACGCGCCCGGTGGATGACGCAGTCTCCCTGCTGACACGGGGTGGCAGACTGAGCTGTAAGTTTCGACTGTCAGGCGCACTGACCAACAATCAGTTCGGTCTGGGAATTTATCTGTATACCGATGTAGCGTTACCTGACGTCGTGGCGATGACCGGGACTGGTAACCCGTTCCTGATGTCGTTCTTCACCCAGACCACAGACGGCAAACTGAATCTGATGCATCACAAGAAAGCAGGAAACACAAAGTTGGGCGAGTTCGGGAATTACAGTAACGACTGGCAGACGCTGGAGCTGGTGTTCACCGCCGGCAGTGCCACGGTTACTCCGAAACTGAATGGAGTGGCTGGCCCGGCATTCCAGGTCATAAAAGACAGTCTGACACTGGGGCTGAATGCGCTGACGCTGACGGATATTACCAAAAATGCAACGTATGGCGTTGAGATAGAAAGTCTGGTGCTGGAGATAAATGCACCGGCATCATCATAAAAAGTGAGCCAGTCAAATGGAAGGTATCGTTAAACTCACCGGTAGTGTCAGTGGGTCGTCTGAGATGCCTGCATGAGTTATCAGAGCCATCAGTACTTAACTGGTGGCTTTTTTTATTGTTGTCAGCTTCCGGATAACGGGAGACGGGGTATGTACCAGATGGAAAAAATCACAACAGGTGTGTCATACACCACGTCAGCGGTGGGAACGGGCTACTGGTTCCTGCAGTTGCTGGACAGGGTTTCCCCGTCTCAGTGGGCGGCAATAGGCGTGCTGGGGAGTCTGCTGTTTGGGCTGCTGACATATCTGACTAACCTGTATTTCAAAATCAGAGAGGACCGTCGTAAGGCGGCACGGGGAGAGTAATTCAATGACTCAAAACTATGAACTGATTGTGAAAGGGATCCGCAATTTTGAGAATAAAGTTACGGTAACTTTAGCGTTACGGGACAAAAAACGCTTTGACGGTGAAATTTTTGACCTGGACATCTCGCTGGACCGTGTTGAAGGTGCCGCGCTGGAGTTTTATGAGGCAGCAGCCAGAAGGAGCATCAGACAGGTCTTCCTGGATGTTGCTGCCGGGTTATGTGAAGGGGATGAGCAGTCGCCGGAAAAGCGCCCCGTAATTTTAGAGGCGCAGGATGTGTTGATAACCTACAGAGGAAAACTACCGGGAATAATTACGGGTTCTCTGAAGAGTCCGCCGAAATGGTAATTTTACCAGCATATTTTTCATCCAGTAATACAGCAAGCCGCCTGAAAGAGTCTTGTTGTTCCTGAGACCATTTGGGATTGCATGATTCAAACTGGATTGATGCCAGCGTTGATTGCATCTGTTCCCTTGGAATTGAGAATGCCAGATATGAGAAGGCGACGGTAAGGGTATTCACGTCTTCCCGAAGCCTGGAAATGCTGTCGAGCAACTCCTGTAGAGAAATGGTGTTATTGTCCATAAATAATCCTCATGATTGTATTGACCTGTTAGCAGCCTGAGGCAACAGGCTGGAACTGATAAACATATCCAGGGCTCAGAAACCGATAAATCCTGATAAATATCCATGAACGCAAAAATCAGATACGGCCTGTCGGCTGCCGTTCTGGCGCTGATTGCCGCTGGTGCGCCTGCGCCTGACATTCTCGACCAGTTTCTGGATGAAAAGGAAGGTAACCACACCACGGCATACCGTGATGGCGCGGGTATCTGGACCATCTGCCGCGGTGCCATCCTGGTGGATGGCAAACCTGTCGTTCCGGGCATGAAGTTGTCGAAGGAAAAATGCGACCGGGTTAACGCCATTGAGCGTGATAAGGCGCTGGCATGGGTGGAGAAAAACATCAAAGTGCCATTGACCGAACCCCAGAAAGCGGGGATCGCGTCATTCTGTCCGTACAACATTGGTCCCGGTAAGTGTTTCCCGTCGACGTTTTACAGACGAATTAATGCAGGTGATCGCAGGGGAGCATGCGAAGCGATTCGCTGGTGGATTAAGGACGGTGGCAGAGACTGCCGTATTCGCTCAAATAACTGTTACGGTCAGGTATTCCGTCGTGACCAGGAGAGCGCGCTGGCGTGCTGGGGAATCGACAGATAAGCAGAATATTTTGCTGAAAAATGAGGTTGGCCAACGCGGGCGGATAACACGAAGTCCTGTGAACTGGCAAAACCTAAGTGAATAAAAGTAAAAACCCCGTTTGTTGGCAGCAAGCGGGGTTTTGTTTTTATGGCAGTAAGCTATGGGAGGCTGCCTTGATTGATTTTAGCAAACTGATTAGGGAGTTGCGACTCATGATTAGTCAATTACCAAACTGGAAATTTTT